GCAGCAGCAAAGAGAAAGGCTAAGTAATGGCACTAGGAGCAGCAGGAAGTACATTAACAGGTGAACTCAATCGCCTTGCAGGTATTACCAATGTAGCATCTTACAAAGATACTCAGGGTGCAGCCAATGCCTATGCAGGAACATCAGGCTTGGGTCTTATTGCTGCTCTTAATTACAAGGCTAGTACATCCCGACAACCTAATGACTATAAAGGTTTAAACGCAATTTGTAATGAACTTGCTAGTACAACCGGAAAGTCTGCGGTGGAAGCATTGAGGGCTATTAACGCATGAGTACATTTAACCAATTAACTGAGCGTGTTGATACGCTACTGCATGGCTATACGGTTAACTCCGAAGCCAGCACATGGCTAACAACCAGCGCAACTGCTTCTACTACTTCCCTTACTGTGTACGACACATCAGTAATTGGTCGTGGCTACATACAAATCAATGATGAGATGTTGTATGTAAACACCGTTAACCCAGCATCAAGCACATTAACACTTGCCCCTTGGGGTCGTGGACAACGCGGTACTACCGCTGCTGCTCATGCTGCTAACGACAAAGTAACTGTTTCACCATTGTTTCCACGCAATGAAATCAAGCGTGCTATCAACGACACTATCAATGCTGTGTACCCAGCCATTTTTGGCGTAGGTCAGACAGAGTTTAGTTTTGTTGCTGCTAAAACAACTTATGATTTACCTGATGAAGCAGAAAACATTTTAAATCTTACTCACTCAGTCATAGGTCCAAGCAACGAGTGGCTTCCAGTTCGTGCATGGCAACTAGACCGATTGGCTAACCCAACAACATTTGGCACAGGTGGTAACCTAGGAAAGAGTATTAGCGTTTACTCTCCTATTGTTCCGGGGCGCAAAGTCAATGTTGTTTATTCAAAGCGCCCAACACTATTGTCGGCAGCAACAGATGAGTTCACCACAGTTACAGGATTGCCGTCATACGCTGAGGATGTAATCATTTATGGCGCAGCCTTTAGGATGATTTCCTTCCTTGACCCTTCTCGCCTTGGTCCGCAACACGCAGCAGCAGACTTGCTTGACTCACAACAAACTGCTCGTTCAGGCGAAACTGCATCACGCTTTTTGTTTGGTATCTACCAACAGCGTTTAAACGAGTGTGCAGAAAATCAACGCAGACAATTCCCAGTCCGCAGTCACTATCAAAGGTAGGTAAATAAATGGCAGCAGGAGATGCAGGCTCACCAAAACGGTACTATTCAGCAACAGCGGTAGAAACAACGCTTAGTGCTGCTATCCCTTCGGCTTCACAGGGTGATAGTTACACTTCCTTTGTTGTCGCTTCTACTAGCGGATTTGCTGCTTCGTTTCCTTATACACTTCTTGTTGACCCCGATACAAACAAAGAGGAAGTAATCACAGTTACCGCTGGTACTGGTACAACCCTTACTGTTACCCGTGGTCAAGATAGCACTCAGGCAGTAGCACACTCTGCTGGTGCAACAGTACGCCATGCTGTATCTGCCCGTGACTTCCGTGAACTACAAACCCACATTGCTGCCCGTGGTTATGATGCTGACTCTAGCATTATGACTAACATTGAAACACATGTTCACGGTCTAGGTTCAGGTGATGGTTCAGTAGTTGGTACTACAAAGGCTCAGACTCTTAGTGGCAAAACAATGAGTACAACCAACAATACATTTGTTGGTGTTGCTACTACTAGCGGTACAGAAACTCTTACTAACAAAACTTTAACAAGTCCTACTGTTGATGGTGATGGAATTTATTTTGAAGGTTCTACTGCTGATGGTAATGAAACAAGACTTACAGTAGTTGACCCAACTGCTGACCGTATTATTACACTTCCAAATGTTACTGGTACTGTTGCAATTCTTGATGCTTCGCAAACACTAGAAAATAAAACTTTAACAAGCAACACTTTAGGTTCTGACCTTACTGCTGGTGGATACAAAGTAACTGGACTTGGAACACCATCTGCTAACTCAGATGCTGCTACTAAATCTTATGTAGATACACAAGTTGCTAACCTTGTTGACTCAGCACCGGGAACGCTTGATACTCTTAATGAACTTGCTGCTGCTTTAGGTGATGACCCTAACTATGCAACAACAATAACTAATGCTTTAGCAGCAAAACTATCTCTAAGTGGTGGCACTATGACTGGTGCTATTGCAATGGGTACAAATAAGATTACTGGTCTTGGTGACCCAACATCTGCACAAGATGCTGCAACCAAAAACTACATTGATACTCAGACAACTTCTGCTGGTGCATCCGCTACCGCTGCTGCTGCTAGCGCTGCTGCTGCTGCAACATCCGCTACTAGCGCAGCCACATCAGCATCAAGCGCTGCTTCATCATACAGTTCGGTTCTTGGATTAACTGGTTCAGGTCTTGTCCGCGACATGGGTGGAATTGACGAAGCAGATACCACTTCTACTACATACATTAACATTGCAACAGTTGCTGCTGCTGCTGCGACAAGCGCATCATCTGCTTCGGCAAGTCAAAGCGCTGCTGCAACATCAGCAACAAGTGCTGCTACTAGCGCCACAAGCGCAGCAGCAAGCGCTACTGCTGCTGCTACTAGCGCAACATCCGCTGCTGCTAGTGCAACCGCAGCAGCCACAAGCGCTTCTAGTGCATCAGCATCTGCAAGCGCTGCTGCAACTAGCGAAACAAATGCTGCCACAAGTGCAACTAGCGCTGCTAACTCAGCAAGCGCTGCTGCAACTTCTGCTACAAGCGCTTCTGCTAGCGCAACTCTTGCAAATGATTGGGCTACATTAACAACTGGTCCTGTTGCTGGTGGTGAGTTCTCAGCCAAGTATCATGCTCAGGCTGCTGTAACATCTGCTACTAGCGCAGCAGCATCTGCTACCGCAGCAGCAACCAGCGCAACTAGCGCTGCTGCTTCTGCAACGGCTGCTGCTACATCTGCAACATCTGCTGCTGCATCAGCCACGGCTGCTGCTACCAGCGCAACAAGTGCTGCTGCTTCGGCTACTGCTGCTGCATCCAGCGCCACACTTGCTGCTAGTTACACACCCGCAATAACCGCAGGGGTTAGTGGGTATTTCTTAACCAATAACGGAACTACCGCTTCTTGGACATCACTATCAGATTGGGGAACAATCTAATGCCATTTGCATTTCAACGCCGTAGAGGTACGACTGCACAGCATGCTTCTTTTACAGGATTGCTCGCTGAACTAACAGTTGATACCGACAAAAAGACCGTAGTAGTACATGACGGTTCAACCGTAGGTGGAGTACCGCTTGCTAGAGCAGCAGGTGGAACACTTGCCGATACAGTAACTAAAGGACTAGAGGAAAATGTAAATGTTGTTGCTTCTGCTGCAACAGGAACAATTAACTTTGATGTATCTACCGCATCTATTTGGTATTACACATCAAACGCAACCGCTAATCATACCCTTAACTTTAGGTATAGCAGTTCATCATCACTAAATAACAACTTAGCAACAGGTGATGCTATTACTCTTGTGTGGTTAAATACTAATGGCGCAACTGCTTACTATCCAAATACTATTCAGGTTGATGGAACTAGCGTTACTCCAAAATGGCAGGGTGGAACAGCACCAACTGCTGGAAATGCATCATCTATTGATGCCTATGTATTCACCATTATTAAGACAGCATCTGCTACATTTACCGTGCTTGCATCTCAAACTAAGTTTGCTTAGGAGTAATCGTGCCATTATTAACATTGCAATCTGCTAAAGGTTATGGTTTTGGAAAACTTGCAGAGTCATCATCATCTTTAAGTAGTTTTTATTCTATTGCATCTTATACGGCACCATCTGATATAAGTACAGTTGTTTCATTTAACAGCCTTGACCAAACCTATAAAGATTTAGTTATTGTTATGCGTATGGGTGCAACTTATGGCGGTTCAGGTGGCGGTTCGGGCGGTAAGTTCTATGTAAATAACGACACAGGTTCAAATTATATTTGGAATTATATTTCTGGTAATGGTAATGGAACAAGCGGTGGAGTTACATCAGGTATGGTAGGACCTACTACTCAATGGGATTTTGGTGCATCATGGGCTGGTAACGCAAATGCATGGGCAACTTCTATTTTTTATCTGCAAGATTACTCAAGCACAACTAAAAAGAAAAACTGGCGAAACATTACTGGTTTTTATTGCGGTAATGGAACTAACTCACAAAGTACTGAATATACCGGAACATATAACAGCACATCTGCTATTAGTTCACTTCACTTTCACCACGCTGCACCATATAGTGATGGCAATTTAAGAGCAGGTTCACAAATCCAAGTATTTGGAATTAAGGGGTAAAAAATGGCAGCAGGTGCAACTTTTGAACCAATAACAACTTATACAGTTCCAAGTAATACAAATAATTTTTCGTTAAATTCTTTATCGCAAGCGTATGACCATTTGTATATTGTATGCAACATCTTAAATACTTATGGTGGTGGTCTTGATTTTTACATGCGCCTAAATGGAGATAGTTCTAGTAATTATGTTGGAACTAGACTTGGTGGCGGTTCAAGTGGCGGTAAAAGCACAGCCCGACAAAATACTGGTACATCTTTACAACTATTTTATTGTGTTGCAGGTGCTAACAATGGTGACTGGACTGCTGGCGAAATATGGATACCATATTATACAAATACATCAGGCACTAAAGGTGTCCATGCTCTTGGTGGCTCACCTGCTGATACAGGAAAAACTGCCGCTAATTATGGGGGAACTGCCGCAATTACTTCTGTTAGTTTTTCCGCTGATAGTGGATTTACTGGTGCGCCATATATTGCCGCAGGTTCTATTTTTACTGTCTATGGAATAAAAGGGGCATAAATTATGGCAAATACATATACTCTTATTTCATCATATACATTAACTAGCAATACTTCAGGTGGCGTAACCTTTTCTTCTATACCAAGCACCTATACACATTTGTTAATTAACTTTTCAGCAGGCGATACTCGTAGTGGTTCTAAGGTTGACGACCTTAGAATTTCAATAAATGGTAATAGTGGCTCATATAGCAACTGCCGTTTATATGGTGCAGATGGTGGTACAGGTGCAGATGGTGGCACAGGAACTAATAATACTTACTTTGGTTTTTGTGCTGGTAATGATGCAGCCGCAAATGTTTTTGGTAATGGCACTATGTTATTTCCAAATTACACATCTAGCACTACAAAAAATGGAACACAAAATAGTGGTGCGCAAGGTTCTGTAAGTGGAACCACAGGATACCAACTTGGTCTTGTTTCCATAGCGTCACCTGTAACTGCGGCAATTACATCTATCGCAATTTCAGGATATAATGCACCAAGCGGTGTTTTAACTGCTGGTTCTACATTATTCTTATACGGTCTTAAAAGTTCATAACTAAGGAGAAAAAAATGACTAAACTAAAGTCAGTAGAAATAAACTGCGAAACAGGTGAAGTAATTGAAACACCTTATACTGAGGCTGAATTAAAAGAATTGGTTGTGTTAGAAGCACAATGGGAAGCCGAAGCCGAAGCACGCCGAAATGCTAAAGCAGCAGAAGAAGAAGCCAAGGCTGTGGCTAAGGCATCTGCTGAGGCAAAACTTTTAGCACTTGGTTTGACTGCTGAGGAAATTGCAGCGCTTTAATTAACGCTTATTTAAACAAACAATCAGACTCAAACAAAGGAAGTGTTTAAATGGCAATAAGTAGCCGTGCGCCCCATATTACCGAACGCCCACAGATTGACCTGTCGGGTTCCGTATCTCAATACTATGAGATTACTGGTAATGCTTTTGATGTGGCTATTGCGGGTTTGCCTTTTATCCTTGGCGTAACCGACTCTACACCTTACCGCCGACAAACCGCAGAGTTTCGTACTCAACGCGTTGACCAAGAGCGTGACCCCGGTGAGCAGTCACTTGCTGGTTCAGGTTACTGGATTAGGTCACAGTCATCTTTACATTTAGGTCAAGGTATTAACTATCAGGAACCACTTGAAGGTGACCCTGACCAAACCAAGTTCCGTTACAAAACTGGTGAAGGTGTTGACCCTTGGACTACTGGACAAATTAAACTTCTAAAGAAAACAACACTTACCGAAGCAGCAAGCAGTAAGTCATTTGTTTTTTCTACAACAATTTCAGAAACAGATTATCTTATTCAAGTTAAGACTTCATCAGCAGATACTGCCCGTGTAGTTAGAACTACTACTACTGGTACTGAAACTACGCTTGTTGATAACTCTACTATTACTGAAAACATTTTGGCTGCCTGCATGGGTGGCAATGACTTGATGATGGTAACAGCCACAAAGGTTTATCGTTATTCATTTGATGATGCTAGTCCAGCAGTACATCAAGATTATGCTATTAACTCAGCCAATGCTGCTGCTAATAAAGTTGCAATTAACTATGTTAAGAGTCGCTTTATTATTGCTTACTCTGATGTTAACGGTGCAACTCAGGCATACTCTATTACAAAAAATACTGGCTCATCAATTAACTTTAGCACCTTAACCGCTATTAACGGTTCAACAACCCTGCCTTCTAGTTTTACTTTTACTGCTGTAACTGAGTCATCTAACGCTATTTATGTTGGCGGATACTCAGGTGATGAAGGTTCTGCATTTAAGATTACCGTAGATAATACTGGTGCTTTATCTACAATGGTTCGTGTAATCCTTTTGCCAAAGAGTGAACAGTTACTACAAATGTATGGCTACCTTGGTTCTTATGTAATGCTTGGAACTAACCGTGGTGTGCGTGTGGCTGTTGTTGATGCTGATGGCAATGTTACTTATGGTCCACTTGTGTTTGAAGCAACTGGTGGGTGCTATGCATTTACTGCTCGCAATTCATTTGTTTGGGCTGGTGTAAACGCAGGCATTGGTGGACAGTCAGGCTTGTACCGTATCAATCTTGGTGCGCCATTGGCTAATAATGCTTATGCTTATGCAACAGACTTAGTTGCAACCAGTACAACTGGACACATCCACTCCATTGCAACCTTTGATAATGGTCGCAAAGCATTTACTGTTGAAGGCTCAGGTCTTTGGGTTGAACACTCAACCGACCTTGTTGAGTCAGGCTCATTTACTACTGGGCTAATTCGTTTTGATACATTGGAAAACAAAGCGTGGAAGCGACTTCGTTTGCGTACACCTGATACATTACAAGGGGACATCCAAATTGCAAGAGTTAAAGAAACTTCTACTGATGCGCTCACTACTGTTGCACAAGGTGCAACCGAACAATACGACTATGACCTTGCGGTTGTATTTCCGGATGTTTCGCCTGATGCTTCTTTCCGTTTCACCCTTTATCGCAATAGTTCTGATGCCACTACTGGCGCTGTTATTTATGGTTATTCTGCTAAAGCACTTCCTACTCCTACTCGCGCTCGCGTTATTCAAATTCCTTTATTCTGTTTTGATAGAGAAACCGATAAACTTGGTAACCTATTGGGTTATGAAGGTTATGCAAGAACGCGATTAAGCGCACTAGAAACGGTTGAAGGCGTTGGCGAAACCGTTATCATCCAAGATTTCACCGCTGGCGGAGAGCCTATTGAAGCGGTGATAGAGCAAATAACTTTTATTCGCTCAACTCCACCTAACCGTAACTTCTCAGGCTTTGGCGGTATTGTCCAAGTCGTTGCGAGAACTGTCGTATAAAAGGAATAAGAAAATCAAATGACTCCTGCAAACTGGGCTGCACTAGCCGTATCCGTAATGACCATAATCGCTGGTTTAACCGCTGGTATTAGATTTTTAGTTAAACACTACCTAAGCGAACTTAAACCAAATGGGGGCAGTTCAGTTGCTGACCGTTTAAACAGAGTAGAAAGACGAGTTGACGAAATCTATTCGCTCTTACTTGAAAGAAAATAATGAATAAATTAGCAAAGAAACCAACACCAGCAGCGCTCGCCGTACTACGCCAAGCGACTGCTATCTCACCAAAGCGTAAGAAGTTATCTGATGGATTGCTTCCTTCTGCTGCTCACTTAAAGCAAAGCCCAACGAGTGACCACAATACTGGTTATGCAGTTGACCTTACACATGACCCTGATAATGGAATTGATTGTGCAGAGATTTTTCAGAAACTAAAAACAGACAGTCGTGTGAAATACCTAATCTTTAACAAAAAGATTTGGTCAAAGGAGAAAGCCAAGTTAGGTGACCGCAAGTACACAGGCTCAAATCCACACACGAAGCACTTGCACATCTCCATCAATGATGGATGCGGTGATGATGTACGCCCATGGTTCCCATGGAAGTCAGCACCTAAGTTAGTAAATCAAATAAAGGCAACTCTTGCAGTTGTCCCGTTAAAGAAAGTGGTATCAAATGAACCAAAAGTTAGTAGCGGTACTAGGCAGTTATGTGCGTGCAGCGGTTGCTGCTGCTCTCGCCCTGTATCTAGCAGGTGAAACAAACCTAAAGACTTTGGCACTTGCAGCATTAACAGGCGCAGCAGGTCCATTGCTTAAAGCACTTGACTCATCCGACCCATCCTTCGGCAGAGGTGCTGAATAATCTAATCGTTTAAACAAGAAAGCCCCGCTTTCACTCCGTACACTTCCCCTATGTACGCTGTGATTGCGGGGCTTTTTTTGTTTTATTAACTTGTCCGATTATCAGTTGAGTAAAAACCGCTAGCGTTAAACTTAACTGATGGGACTGACCATACTCTAGTCATTGCCTGTCCGCAACAGTTGGCAGTAATTTCGCTGTGTATAGAAATTTCTGTTTCATACTGGATGCCACACTTCTCGCATTTAAACTCATAGATTGCCATTGGGGTTTCCTTTATCGGCAGGGGTGGGTGCTGTTAATTTTGTGCCACAATTTGCACACTCAGCATCTGTAAACCATACTGCTATTTCATAGTCTATAAAAATACATTTAACATTTAATACTTCGCATCCGCAAATACAACTGTGGCTTGGTTCGCCCCGCAAGTCGCCGAAGGATTTACCATAGTCAGGCTTCCACTCGCCAACTGGCGTTGGCTCAGTCACACTTATCCTTACGCTGCACGAACAGCAGTCTAATTACATTTGTGTAATTTTGCTTGAAACGACACGGCGTGTCGCCGAATAGGGGAGAGATTGCACCTGTATTCTAGCGGAGAAATCACTATCTAATAGAAAGGACTGGATAATTGACCCTTGAAATTAAGACAGGGAAATCTTATGTTAGTCATAGTGGATTGTCCACATGGCTTAACTGCGGATGGCAATTCTATCTATCCCGTATTCAAAAAGTTCCTGAGAACCCATCCTACTGGTTAGTAGGTGGTTCGTCTGTGCATGAAGCAACTGAAACTTATGATGTTACAGGCACAGAGAACTTTGACCCCACCGTTGCTTTTAACGAAGCATGGAAACGCAACTATGAAAGAAGCGACAATGGCATGGAGTTCCGTGCTGGTGGTCGCTCTAGCAAGGCGTATCCAAATGGTGAGGATGCAACTTGGTGGTTAACCGAAGGACCTAAAATGGTTGACCGCTGGGTACAGTTCCGCAATGACTCAGGCTACCAACTGTTTAAACTACCTGATGGTCGCCCTGCCATTGAAGTTGAGATGAACCAAGAAGTTAGGGGCGTGCCTGTAAAGGCAGTTCTTGACCGCTTGTTTGTTACTCCCAACGGAGAACTGATTGTTGTGGACATCAAGACAGGAAGCAGAGAACCAGCAAGTAAAACTCAAATGGGTATTTACGCAATCATGGTAGAAAAAACATTTGGAGTACGCCCAGTTGGTGGTGCTTATTGGATGTCCCGCACAGGTGAACTGACGGAAATGGTTAACCTTGATAACTTCACAGAAGCACGCCTTGGCTCATGGGTAAAGAACTTTGAGAAGGCAATAGAAAACAACATCTACATACCAGCGCCCGGATTTATGTGCGGTACATGCGGAGTCAATTCTGCATGCTATGTTGTTAACGGTAAGGACTCACACAAATACCCCGAAATAACAGAAGGAGAAGCAAGTGATGAGTAATGAAGCACCATACCAAGTGAACTTAAAGACACCTAAAGGTTCACTACTCAATCTCAGAGCATGGGATGAGCAACAGTTAGACACAATCCTTGATGGTTTGGAAGTGCGTGTACAGCGCATCTTGCAACTAGAGGACACCATTGATGAACTGCATAAATTGAGCAGCGCACCTAACGCTGCACAAGCAATTCAGAACCTACAAAATGCTGGATTTAATCCAGTACCAGTAACACCAGCACCATCAATGCCAGCACCACAAGCAGTAGCGCCAGCAGGGTCACCAGTTTGTGACCACGGTTTGCCTATGCGATTTGTAGCAGCAGGTATTAGCAAGGCTGGTAAGCCATACAAGGCGTTCTACGCATGTCCTAATGCCCGCGAAAATGCGTGCAATAAGAAGGTCGCTGCGTAACAATGAGATTACTTAGCCGTGCCATAAAGACTGCTTCACAAGGTGGGGCAACAATCCCAACTGTTTGGCAGTCTTTAGCAGCCCAACAGATAATGTTTAGACACGGCGAAGTATCAATGATTGCGGGTCCGCCGGGGGCAGGTAAAAGTACATTGGCTTTGTCTTTAGCCGTGCAAGCCAAAGTGCCTACTCTGTACATCTCGGCGGACACGCACTCACACACTATGTCCCTTCGTATGCTTGCAATGCTTACGGGTAAACCACAAGGTGAAGTTGAACCATTGATGGAACATGATAGGGATTGGGCAGCACAGATGTTAAAACCTGCTGACCATGTGATGTGGGAGTTTGATAGCGCACCAAGTCTTAAAGACATTGAGGACTCTGTTCTTGCTGCCCGTGAAAGACTTGGTGATGATGTTCGTTTAATCGTGCTTGATAACGCCGTTGATGTAACGCTTGAAGGTCAAGATGAGTGGGGCGGTTTGCGTACATTGATGCGTGAACTTAAATGGTGGGCGCGTGAAACAGGCGCTGCCGTTGTTGTATGCCACCACACTAGCGAAGGTGTACAAGGTAATCCTTGCCCACCTAGACATGCACTACATGGCAAGGTCGCTCAGACCCCAAGTTTAATACTTACGGTACACAGTCAACTCGGTGTTATGGGTGTGTGTGCTGTTAAGAACCGTTACGGTCCTGCTGATGCTACTGGTGGAACACCAATTTGGTTGTCCTACGACCCTGCCAGCATGCAAATTGCTGACTTATCACAACACCAAGTACAGATGGGACAAGCACAAAGTCTATGAGTGATGATAGTTTAAACGACAAGTTTGCACCTAAGATAAAAGTTTCACAAGAACTGTTAAAAGAAATGATTGATAGCGCACCTATCTCAGATGAGATGCGTGCAAAGATTGTTCAACAATTACCAATGATTGCTGAGAACTTAGATGATGCAACACGCAGAATTTATGACCCACAAAAGATTTGGTTTGAGTCTATTCAGTATGCAGATTATGTTGACCAGTTAGCAACACATCTGAGAGATGCAGTTATTGAGGAACATCCTGACGACTGCAAGATGGAGATAGCCGTTGGCTTACATACTATGTCGGGTATTTGGAAAGCCATGGCAGAAAACGCAATGACCATACTAGACGACATGAAAATTAAATCCGAGATGTATGACTTTGATGAAGTCATTATCGGAGTAAAGGAAAAAGATGCATAGTAAAACTGAAACTTTATCTATTGGTTGGTGCGACAATGGTATGGCTGACGGTAAATTTACCGAAGGACTTGTCTATACAACTATCATGGGGCAAGACCCTAAGAACATACAGATACATAATGCCATCCGTGTTCAAGGTAATCAGATTGGCAGACAAAGACAGAACTTATTTGACCTATGGGCTGACCAAGTAAAGACTGATTGGTTGTTATGGGTTGACTCAGACATTGTTCTTACACAAGATGTATTAAAGAAGTTATGGGATACGGCAGATAAGTTAGTGCGCCCAGTAGTTACTGGTGTTTATTTTATTTCAAAAGAAAATGAACAAGCCTTGATGCAACCTATGCCGTGTATCTTTAATGAAAGCGGTGATGAATTTACAATACAGTACATACATCCATTACCTGAGAACGAAGTGATTAAGGTGGATTGCGCTGGCTTAGGACTTACCCTTATGCATAAGAGCGTGGTTCCAAGGTTAAGAGAAGTTTGCCCTGACTATTCTTTGTTTGCTGAGAAAGAAGGATTAGGTGGCAAGTTTGTAAGTGAGGACATTGTGTTTTTTAGATACTTAAAGCAAGCAGGGGTTCCTGTTCATACCCATACTGGCGCTCGCGTTAAACACATGAAGCGGTTTTCTTTGGATGAAAATTATTACAAGTTGTATTGGGGTTCTGTTTACGAAGCCGAAGCGAGAAAGGCAAAAGCAAATGAACAACCAAGCGAACAAGCGTAGAGGCGCAGCCTTTGAGATTGAACTTGCTGACTGGTTTATGACTCAGGGTTTAAACGCTCAGCGTTTACCCCGTGCCGGAAGGAACGACATAGGTGATGTATTCCTACCAACACCAAATGATTTCTATGTAATAGAAGCCAAAGCACCTAGAAGGGATGGTCGGATTGACCTGAGCGGGTGGCTGAGGGAAGCCTACATAGAAGCCGAGAACTATCGGATAGCAAAGAAGCAGGCAATAGCACCTACTCCATTGGTCATAATCAAGGCTGCCAACAAGGGTATTGGTGAGGCTTATCTAGTGCAAAAGTTGAGTGATGCCCTTGCAAAACTCTGATAAAAAGCACGACATTGTTACCGTACTAGAACATTACGGGTTTCAAATACCTGTCCGACATGGGTGGATTACTGTGCGTTGCGCCTTCCATGGTGATAAAGTTAAGTCAGCGCGTTTAAACATAGACAATGGTGGGTTCAGATGCTTTGGCTGCGAGATGGCTGGGGATGTGTACTCAATCATTATGAAAAAAGAAGGAGTTGGATTTCGTGAGGCTATCAAAATCGCAGAGAGAATTACTGGACTTAGCGAGTCAGAAGTACGGGGAACACCTAGACGAAGTGATGCCTTACCTGAGTCAGAGAGGTATCACCGAACAGACGGCGCGTATGTTCCGCCTAGGCTTCGTAAAAGAGCCTGAGATTGGACATGAACCTTATCGTGAGAAATTATCAATTCCGTATCTAACACCAACAGGAGTTGTGGACATCCGCTTCCGTAGTTTAAACGGAGATGGACCGAAGTATCTTTCAAGACCGGGGGCTACTACACACATCTTTAACATTGCTGCATTGTTTCAAGAGAGTGATTGTCTTGTTGTATGTGAAGGCGAGATAGACACAATCATTGCAACACAAGCAGGCTTTAGTGCAGTTGGTTTGCCGGGGGCAAA